CTTCTCCTACATGTTGTCGGAACATATCGGACAGTACATCACTGGCTATGTCCACACCCATGATAGCCTCACGCTCTACCTTGTCAAATATACCTTGATAGGAATCCTTCTGTGCTGTGGTGAGAGTAGGGTTCTTAGAGAAGAAGAGTGCCTCCACCTCTATAGGTGTAACATCCCTGCCGTAGGTAGTAATAGCAGAATCAATGGTAGCCTTTACCTTACGACCTTCCTTACTGAATATACTATTGGGGCAACGTATACCCTTGTGGTTATCATGAAAATCTTTATCCATGAGTGTTCGTAGTAGTGCGAGTTCCATGATGTGTTCCTATTCGTTATCTTTTATTACATAGTTTTCTATAAAGTGTTCTGGACTTTTGGACATATACCATTTGTTACGACCCTTAATTCTCCAACTACCTGTGGCTAGGCAGTACATAAACTTATCATTCATAAGGCAGTAGTAATCATCATATTCGGTACTTATACTATCTGCATACCGCCTAATCTTTACTATAGCACGTAACCTTTTAGCTTTCTTGAGTGGGCCTTTTCCTACATGCTCTTTGTGATAACTTCTTTCCTCATGCTCTTTAATTATTATCTGCGCTATCTCTTCTACCTGATCGTCCTCTAGTTCCAACGCACTATGTATGGTTATATATTCGGGATTGTTTACGCAAGCCCTCTTAACACTTTCATAAGTTTTCCAGCTTACCATATCTGTCCCCTTATAATTAACAATGTATATTACTATAACACAGGTGTTAAATGTTTATCACCTAACCATCAAAGCTTTAGCTGCATCAATATCACCCTTAAGCTTATAGTAATTAATCATACTACCTATGCTACCTTTAGCCCTGCCCATGATGCGTCCACAATCTCTATAGGAAGTACCGATAGCCCGTAGCTGTATGACCTCCGCTATTTCTTCCTTGCTAAAGTTGTCAACTCTTTGGTCGGGTGACTTACGAAGGTGGGCACCTATCTTTGGTTTGAATACGATACTCATTTCATTATCCTATCTATGCTGGCTTGGCGTAGGTTCCATATAGCACCATGCAATTCATACGCATTGAGTATAGCTACAACACCCGACTGACCACGTTGTAGTATGGTAGCGCAGTCATAGAATGACACGCCCATTGCACGTAGTTCTACAAGCTGATCCTTCTCAGCATCCGTCCACCTGCGAGGCTTATACTTACGATCAATTGGCTCCACTACCTTGACAGGTAACAAGGCTGAGAAGTCTTTAGGGATCTTTGGTTTAAATACTAAGCTCATACATATTCCTCCACTCTATCTAGTCTATCCATGTATTCGTTATACAAATCTGAGTACGCATAGTACAGTCTTTGCAGTTCGGGATCTTCCTCTGGAGTTAGTGCCTCTGAGTTATCATAAGCAGACTTGTATTCCTCCAAAGCATTAACCATTTTAATGCGTAGTAACTTGGTAGAATCCATATCCACCACCACAGTACTAGGACTAAGACCTAGTTTAACCCAGTCCTTTTCCTTAGTGTCTTCCCCAATAGGTGTAGACATAATACCTCCAATTAGGTGTCCACTATCGGACACCTTCTATCTATAAAATATATGTTCATCTATAGTGAACACTACAGTCATATGATCTGCCCAGTAGGGCTGTACATATGTGGCATGGTAGTGTGTAGCCCCATCGGATACATCAGTCACTCTACCATAGAATATGTTAGCTGCCAAGATGGTAGCCTCTAGCATAGCCTTATCGTCAGTAGGTAAATCCGACATGCCATCACAAAACCAGGAGTACTGGCAACGATGCCGTATAGGATTCTTACTATCCCATGAAGAATACTTAGCTTGTTTAACAACACCGCATACACTGTCAGGATAACGCTCGTCCTTAACCCTGTTCATGGTACTAAAGCCCACGGCTAACTGACCTACCACTGGTTGATCCCTCGCTTCAAAGTATAAGTTCAGAGCGAGGCACATCACGGCACTTAACATTTCTTCTTACCTTTCTTGGTTGATTCAGAAACGCCTAGATCGTAGCCTTCACTCCACCCCTCTTCATAGGAATCCGATGCCTCGTCTGCTAGTGCGTCTGCCATACTTGCAATTTGACGTAAGCCTTGTCGTGCTCTCTTGCACTTATCATAGTCAGAATCTGAATCGTCTAACACATCAAGAAATATTAAAGATAATGCTGACCAGCTAGGGCCATCTACTACATCACTATTATTTTCACTCATTACGTTCTATCCTTTAGCCATTGTTTAAATTCATCAGGTGTCATGAAGTCCTCAATCACTATGGTCAAGGCGTTCATGGCTCTCTCGTTTCGGTTAAGTTCATCATCAGTTGCAGTAGTATCCTTACAGAAAGATGATACCACCTCATAGTAATCTACTAGACCCTCCCTAAGAAATAAATCTATAGCCTCAGATGTAAACACTTTACCTAGTGCCTCCAATGTTCTAGTGCTCATAACCCTACTCCTGTTGCGCTATCAACAATTACAAGTGTGACATACAATGCAATGGCAATGCAGACTACATACCCTGCTCCATACAAGAACTCAATTAGTTTATTCATACTGCTACCTCCTTTGGGTAGGGTTCCTGTTTATACTTAATGTGCTTAGTAACCACACGCTTGTATGTCTTACTGCCCACTAAGAAAATATACCTATGCTTCCTTGGTCTAGGTGCTGAGTAAAAATCATCACCATACTTCTCCCTCAATGCTTGGCTGCGATTAGCTACACCTCTGAACTCGTCAGCTATAGTCATGCCATGCAGATGTTCCTTGCCCTTTACTTTCCAGTCAGTACGCTTGGCACTCAACCCATGATAGGTAAAGTTACATGCTTGGTACACATAACCTACGTGTCCCTGTGACTTGTCAGCAAAGGACACAATGATACGCCCCTTGGGTAGCATGGTCAAACTCTTAGCTACCAGCATGGATGCCTCATTCTTTACGTTGTACTTCAAGCATAGCCTGTTAAGTTCTAGCACCTCGCCCTTATGTGTGTCACCTGCAATGCCTGACCTAAGACCTGATGATGCTGGCGTACCATAGGTAACGACACCCACCAGTTCTTCACCTTTGAACAGGCCATACCTAAAGCTAACGCTAGGCCACCTCTTAGCATAGTGAATGTCTAGGATGAAAGGCTTACAGTCTTCCCTAGTTACAGGTGATATCGTGTACTCAGTCATAATGTCCACCTTCTACTATGGTTGTATGCCAGAACATACCACCCCTATCTAACTCCCACTGCTGATCTGTCAGTTCTTCTTTAGAACCTTTACCCCATAAGTAAGAAGACTTATCCACACCATTAGTATGTAATGTTTGCCCCCATAATTCCCAGTTACCCTCACTCTTTACTGGGGGTGCAGGTGTAGGTGTGTGCTTACGTTGCCAGTTACGTTTACTCATGATCCTCTTCCTCTTCATAAGTACCTTCTTCTACTATTGTAGTGTACAAGTACTGACCATCCTTACTCTCTTCATACTTCCTAAATATTACATCGTCCTTAATTGCTGACCTCATTATTAACTCGGAGCAAGTGACACCATCACCAAAATAAAACTCACCCCACAATTCCCATTTACCTGTGCCTTTACTCATACCTATACTCCTTAGTTTAGGGTCTATGCCCAAAGGGTTCTACATCGTCACCCTTAAGTATGCTACAACCCAGTGGATTAATATCACAATCAGGGTAGCTGTAGCACCCTACATGTCCAAACTCCCTTACATATGCCTGCTTTTGAGCAATATGATCCCACCCCACACCACTTCCAGCAGGAAGACCATCATCTTCATACTCTTCTACAAAATTACTCTTGTCATATACTTTACCCATTAGCCATACTCCTAAGTTTATTAAGATCAACATCAAGTCGGTACTTTATATCATCGTCTAGCTTCAATGCTACTGCCTTACGTATGTGCCTACGAAGTTCCTTAACATGAGCCAAGGATTTCATAGAGGCATCTGGGTCTAGTGCCACGATAACCTTGTCATACTTGAGCAGGGCTAGTGCATGACTCTCCATTAGGTTAGTACCCAGTAGTGCTACACCAACATACCCCTCAGAGGCGCACACACTGGCACTGATAGCATCTTCTACCACTACCGCTACGCTGCCCTCACCTACTACGAATGGTAGGCCAGAGGCTCCGTATCGCTTCCATTTAGGTGTGACTATCTTATCTAGTGTACGACCTGTTGCATCATACAGTTGGTGATTCTTGACAACAGGAAACACTACCCGTGAATCCTTTATGTCCCAGTAGTGTGTGCCTACACCATGTATGCCCCAGTAGTGTAGCCATGAGACTGCCTCGTCAGGTAAGGTTCTAGTCACACTGATAGGTAACTCAATGGGCGATAACTCCCCACTGATACCTGCCTGATTCATCAATGCCCTAATGTCCATAGCTGATAGGTTAGTCTCACCTATACCTCTTGTACTACATGATGCACTAAAGCATTGCCACTTGAGGATACCCATATCATTAGATGCACCAAAGGTATTCTTCCTATGGCATACAGGGCAGTTGGTTCTAACTGAGTGACCTACTGGTAACTCTAAGTCTATTACGTGCTGTCGTATGTTCATATAACTCCTATGTTACACTGGCGGTGGGGGTAACGGAGTGTAGCATGTGAATGAAACACCCGTCAACCATTAAATTTTATTTACCCACTGCCTCAACTAAGGCATTGACTAAGCCTGTGAGTACATTACGATCACGTACTCTGTGCTCTGCATTCAGTGAGGTAACCTCCTGTACTGAATAGATGTTACGCAGGGCAAGATATTCGTTCTCTGTTTCCAGAGTGATCTTTATAACCATAGGTGTCCATACCTGTGATGATTCGTCTAGTTCTGCTTTCATAGGTACATCCCCGATGATTTTATTACACCTTCCTCTACTAGCCAATCAAGGCATCGAATTTTTACTACCTGATTATCCGCTTCCTCATATATCTCAATTTCTGTATAGGCTGGTGCTGGTTTCTTACGAGCATCCTTAACAGGCTTGAACACATCTATGATGCAGTCTCCCCACCACTTGAAGGTATACCCTTCACATTCATATATTGTGTGCCACTTCATACTAACTTCTCCTTGCTGTCCCATCTGGCTTGCATAGCCATGCTGGATGATTTTAATGTGTTCTTCATGTAAGGCTTAACACTGGCTGGATTAGCATGACCTGTCACCGACATGATCTGAGGTAAGTCTACCCCTGCATCTACCATTTCCACTGTGCCTGTCCTACGCATGTCCCTGATCTGTAATAGATCGGAGATACCCGATGCTTCCCTTACTATCTTAGCCTGTACTGATAGGCCACGCATAGTATAAGGCTGGTACAAACTACCCACTGGTCTAGGTCTAGGGGCTATCCACTTCTGGAACCCAAAGTCTTCATGCTGCTTCTTAAGCATGGCCTGTAGTCCTACTGATGTAGGCAGGGTAACCTCTGCACCTCGCTTGCTCTGCTCCAGAGTAAGTATGCCTGTCTCCAGATCATACTGCTCCCATTGTAGCAGACGCATATCACCCTGACGTTGGCACCACTCGTAACTCATTTGAGTTATAAGCCCTATGTTGCGCCACTTGAACTTACTGTATGCCGTAGTCAGGTATGCAGCTATGTCCTCACTAGACCACACCACCTTGCGGTTAGGTGTAGACCTACGCTTGATGTAGGTGAACGGGTTATGGTTCACACTGCCAAGGCGTATGCTATGACCAAAGACTACAGACCCCAGACCTACCACATGATTAGCCATTGATACCCCACTGTTAAGTAGGTACTCATACGCTTGTTGCGCTACAGGTGTGCTGATCTTATGTGAGTGTAGGAACCCAAACAGCTTACCCCCACCTCCAATAGGCACACTGCCTAGCCTACCTGCCCAGTAAAGGTAGTCACGTTGCGTTTCGGGCTTACATGCATTGAAGTCATACGACTGCATGTATTCTGCCACTAGATCATTGAATTTCATACGCCTCCCATGCCTTGTTGAGTTTAGTACCATCTATGACATGGTGGAACCCACCCTTGTTAGAAGCCTTGTACCATATGGTAGTACCATGAGGGACATACTCATTACCCGTAGAGTGTAACCTAAGATAGATATTTCCCTCTAATACAAAGTTAACTGTATTACCCACCCAACTGTTACTTGATTCAACTTCCACTACTCACCCCCTTAACTTCATTCATGATGTTGTCCACATCCTTGAGTGTGAACATACCTGCCAATGCACAGCACTCCAATTGTACTCGCATGTCCCCCCAGTGCTTGGAGTTCTTCAAAGTTCTAAGGTAGCCCAATGGGTTGCGTCTACTAGGAGACACCTCCGCTACCTTGTCCCCGTTTACATACACACGCACGTAGCTTTTGTTATTCTTAGCTCCGTTGGTGTTACTAATTTTGATGTTCATAAGTATACCTGTAAACCACTGTGACCCCACGTAAATGGGGTCTATTTTAGAGGTGTCCGATAGTGGACACCTAAGCGTATGCGTAAGGCAATGCTAACTCTTGGAATGCATCACCATTAACAATGCCACTGATCTTATCCTCCATTACCAACTGCTTCTTGGTAGCACAGGCTTTTGACTCCACATGAGTTGATAGGTGCGTGAGTGTGTTATACACACGATATGATGTGTCACCCAAGGACTTGTACGTATCGTGAATACCCATGATACGATCTAGCATGGCTCGGTTCACTACCTTACCGCTACGGGTATTTACACTGGCTACATGCTCAGAGTAAAACATTACCGCATCATAGCGAGACACAGGTACACCCTGCATCTGCTTCATCTTATGTGCATCCTGCTGTAAGAACTCAGGCCACTTAGCTGCCACTGCACCGATGCGTTCAGGGTCTGCACTGATAGTGTTTAGCTGCGAGAGCGAGGTGTTCTCTGACATGGATGACATACCATTTGAACAAATGAGCCTTTCTATGTAAGCCTTTATGCTTAACTTAGCACTCTGATCATGGCTGTTGCTGATAGCAATCTTAAGAGAAGTTGGCTCCCCTACTACAAGATCAAAGTTCTCATATGGTAGGACAATATCAGCCCTCATACCTGCACAATTATTAAAGCTACGGAATCTAGTCTCCGCATTATCCAACTGTAAACCAGACCCATAAAGTCCTTCCCTCAAGCTATCCCACAAGATCGCGAAATTTTGGGGGCGGTGGTTACGTTTACCATCCCCAATAACTTCATCCGTCTGTGGATTAATAGTCCACCACTTGCCCTCAACTACGATACCATTGCGAGTCTGTTGCTCACGCCTAGGATCAAAGTTTAAATGGTCTGGCAAGCTTGGTAGTGTTGCGATATTAGTTAATGCGTTCATATTTATTTCCTCAAATTAAAATTATACTTTAACAGTCTGGACACCCTTGTCACTACTGATAAGAAACACAGACCCCTTAGTCTTTTTTGCAATGTAAAAAGAGGTAAGCCCTACATGTATGCCACGAAAGCATGGCCCATTGGTTACTTCTGTACGCATCTTTTTAATACGAACATATGTATGACAAGAACGCCCAAACAATCTAATAGGCTTGGCAGTCATTGCTTTGTTAATTGGTAAAACTTTTAATGCTATATTTAAAATATTCATGATTACTTCCTCTACTTGGTTTGAAAAAATATAACGTCTTCACCCGTTATTAGGCTAGACACTGGTATAGCTACCCCACCTGCTGGTGGTAGCTGCGGCCCTACATACTCAAAAGACTTTCCCGAATGTAGGTCAGCCGAAACTGCACTGACATAATCCAAGTTGTTACCTACGAACATGGTACTCAATAAAATTATTCCTAAAAACATAATTACTCCCTAAATATTTAATATGGGAGGAACCCCCTCCCCCGATCACTGACTTGATTATATCAAAGTGTAGGTACTCTTGTCAAGTGTAGCCCTTTACCTACTCCCAAGGGTGGTCAGATATACCTGCCTCCCGCCTTAATGCAATCTGTAGTTTCTGCAATTTCATTTTGGTATTATCTTGAACACAGGCTAGTCTATCCTCTGCATCCTGACGCTTCTCCCTATGATCTAAATCAAATTGAAGTGACTTACTAAGACACTCCCGAATCTGAAAACATTTTTCGTTTACGTTAGCCATCTGTTGGTGATTGTCAGCGCGTCTGAACTGGAAGTCCTCCAAGTCAAATAACTTATGGCGGTATCCATCATGAGCCTTGCTATTTTCTTCTATGACATTCGCTATCTGAGTTATTACTTCCTTGCAGTATATTTCATCATTCAAGGAATCCCTGTATTCAATTTCGCAATTAATTACATTCATACTTCACCCCCGTTTCTTTTTCTACCAGACGATCCTCTATGCACCGCCTAGTGCTAGTTGATTTGCGCCTGTTATAGGCTATGTCTGCATTCTTAATGACCCACCACCTCTGGGCCATTTTCTTTGTGTATAATTTATTATTCATATCACACTTCCTCCACATAGATTGCGTTAACTTCATTCAATTGAGACTCAGATAAAACCTGCTGGTCTTCCGCAATCTGCCACCTCTGAGCATCATACTCAATCATATCCAAGTAAGCCCTGACATTTTTAGGCGCATTAGAAAACCACCTATTATATTGAGCTACACGTTCTGCCTTTGGCAGTACTACAATTTTATTATCTGACATAATTTTATTCCTTATTTATTTTTAATTTGAGGTGTCCACTATCGAACACCTCTTATGATTTAGTTTAAGCTACCATAAAGGTGCTCTGTTTTGCTGCACGTACAAACCCTGTATTCGTACCTACCACCCTTGCTTCACCTTTAGCAGTCAGTCCCACAATGACGCCTTTGGGGTCAGTAAACCTAACATCGTGCTTGTCTCCATTGATAACCTCAAACACCTTACCTCCTAGTGTGTAGTGACTAGGCAATGGATGCCCTGCTTTGGTATCAAACACTACTGCCACATTTATACCTCGCTCCAATTGTGCCACAGCATCTGTTTCGTTATTCTCAGATAGGCTAAAGGTAAAAGTGTAAAACTCACGCGACATATCACGCCTTGGGTTTTTAGTGTAATCATAGATAGGCATATCAGGCGCCAGCAAATGGATCATGTCAATAATAGGCATACGCTTCCCACCATAGGTGCAAGAATACTTTTCTAGTGGTATGTCACTAGTCATATTGGGACGCATTGCCAGTGTTACAGCATCACGCGATGCCTTCTTAACCTCGCGCTGTAATTCTTTAACCATCATGGCTAATAATAAATTGCGATTCTCAAAAAATAACCTTGTCTTGGCTATCCTGCTTTTTGTTTTAACTGGCAGGTACACTGGATTGCCAGCAGAGTGTAGGCACATAGACTCACAATCTGGGGACGCATATGCACACACTTGATAGCCTGACATCTTAGCAGGCGCAAAGTTTAGTGGCAGTGTGCGAATCATCAATTCAACCATAGACTTTATGATCTTAGGATTTGCCAAGGCATCCCCTAGAATAGAACCAAGTACGGGCATAAATTGGTCAGGAAATTTCTTGCTTTTGTGTACCTTGGCAAGTCTACGTAATGCCGCATAGGACATATTTAAATAAGTATCTAATGATATTTGCATTTTGAAAACCTCGTTTTATTTATTGAAGGTGTCCACTATCGGACACCTAACTAGTCTGCAATCATACCACTCAAGGTGTCCACTATCGGACACCTAAAATGGCAAGTAACTGATTAGCTATACATATAATAAAAGTGTCCTAACCCAGAATGCGGTTATGGCTACCAAAATTGCCGTACAAAGGACGTAAACAATACCCAATACAATTGTATGGCTTGAGGTAGGCGTTGCTTGTGTGGGCCTTGTATGGCGTTTTAGTGGTGGTCTAGTTCGTACTACTAGACTGCTGTTAATATCACTTGGTTTTGTGTTGTTCATTGGGCTAGCTCCATTTTTACTAGGTCGTTATAAATTTCAAGGCCATTATCACTAAGCGTTATACCTGAAGGTGCTGGCTTGAAATATGTTGTTATTTTACAAAGTCGCTTATACTTTTCTGACCATTGGCCTTCATGGTATTCAGTAAAGAATAGGTAGTGCGCTTCGACAATATCGAATCTATTAAAATACTGCATAATTATTCCCCATTAAAATCATTATCAATGTATTGAATATTGCTTTTCAATTCCGCAATCATTCGCAAAATATCGCCACTGTTTACCATTGGGTCTTGTTTGAATTTAGTAGAGCTAAGGTATAACCATACTTGATTAATATGGCTATCCAATAATTTATTCCTACGCTCAAGCTTGGCAATGCGTTGCTCGTTTAATAGCTTTAGTAAAGCTTTCATCTATCACCTCGTTTTTTATTAACTAAATAGGTCTGACATATATACACTCAAGGTGTCCGATAGTGGACACCTCAAATGATATATAGCTGATCTACTTTGTAACAAGTTTAACAGTAGTGCTGCCAGCTAACAGTTGGGCTAACACTGCCTCCATAGAATGGTCACTAGCATTTACTAGACCTTGAATAGTCACTACTAGTGATTCAATGGTTTGCGCTTGCTTAGGTGTAGCCTCACCATCTACTAGTTCAAACTCACCTTCAATGGCGTCACTATCTGCTGCCTCATTCTTTGGGCCTTTAGGTGTAGGCTTAGGCTTATTGGCCTTAGTCAATAGTGTCCTAAGATAGCTAACGCTATTCGATTCGATACCCTCGCTTTTAAAGGTTTGAATAGCAGACCAGTTAAGGTGTAGCCATACGCAATCACTACGATCACGCCTAGAAACGACACTCAAAGGTGTAGCATTAATACACCTACTAAAAGCCTGATCATTATAGGTTGGTTCACCCTTGGCATTTAAGCCCACAGTAAACTCGTTCTTTATGAGGTTAAATTGCTCGCCTAAATCCTTTAATAGCATAAGGTTAGCTGCTGCTGCTTTGGTTGCGTTGTCGTATAGGTTGGCGGTTGCTTTCATTTCCTTTACGGGGACAAGCTTTATAGCCTTGTTGTAATTTTCCGTATCGTTGAGTTTATCTGCTGCCACTGCTGCCAATGCTTTTGCCTCAATGTCTGCTACCTTGTCTGCTTTGGCCTTTATTACTGCTGCTGCTTTGGCTGCTTTGGTTGCCAATGCTTTAGCCTTGTCTGCTGCTTTGGCTTTGGCTACCTTGTCTGCCTTAGCTGCTTTGGCCTTGTCTGCTGCCTTCATAGTTACTTTAGCAACATCAACCTTTTTACCCTTAATAGGTGCTGGTGCTGCTGGTGCTGCTGGTGCTGCTGGTGCTGCCTTTACTGCTGTAATGTTTGACATGATTACTACCTCGTTAATTGTGGCCTTGGGGCTACCGCCTTCCGTGCCGAAAAGAAAAATAAAAAAAGAATATCAGTTAATAAAGTGTATGTCTACTTTTTACCCAATTTAATATGCACCTTATATATGCACCTTATATATGCACCTTATAGATACCTTTATAGATACCTTTATAGATACCTTATATAGGTGTTAAATAGTGGACACCTCTAACACCTCATAAGCTATTGATTTATAAGAGGAATCGAGTTAAGCCTAAACCTATACCTAAGTGTACCCTTAATTGATCGTTGCTCATACGGCCATTCTGACGCCTTAACGAGCATGGTATGTGCTAGCACCTTGTATGCTGCATGGTATTTGAAGGGGTGTACTCTTTTGTATTCCCATTAGCCGAACGATTGCACCATTTGCAATGCCGCACTAAATCTATACACCTACTAACGCTCACTGATTATGTAACACTTACCCTATATAGTCGTAACAAGGCTTGTGTATACCTTATATGCAGCAAAGTAGGCGTATTAATGGGGTTTTATAGCTCAATTGCCTAGCCCTTCTGACCTTGCAAGTGACTAGGAGGGGCAAGGGCCATGGGGGTGGCCTACGTTAGCGTATATGTGCTACTACACAGAAGGTGAAAAAGAGACTGTAAACCACTTTCGCTAAAACACAGGAGTTATACACATAGTTATCCACATATACACAGAGAAGCTATGTTCATATAAGGTTCACACGGGACATGTACATACCTAAATGCGACATGCTATTAAATAGAGCTTGACTTTTTCAATACGTCATGGTATAACTGCTTTGTCTGTTTCACTTAAGGTGCTCATATAAGGTTCCTTCCTCTAAACACTTAAATGCCTTTACCTGATTGCTACTAGAAAGGGAAAAAGCACTTAAAGTACCTTCCTCTAAATGGCTTATCTGCCAAACACCTTAAGTGTAAGTTAGACTAGTTGGCTAAATCGCCAACACCTCAAGTGCCACACTCAAAACCCTAGATCGCCAACACTATAGATGTATTGTAATTTGACTAATTACATTGAATAGTAAAATAATGCTTGACATTTAACTTAATTTGGATATAACTGTACAATATGAATGAATCAAAGGATATGATTGATACACGAACAGACGATATGCTCCTTGAAAGGATGTATGAACTGTTGAATCAAAACAAACTGATGCAAGCTAACCTTCCCCACTCTACTACGTACTACGTAAGAGAAGCATTACACGCAAGGACAGGTAAACGCTACACATTCAAACAGATCAACATGGCTATTAACCTCTTTGAAAAGAGACAGAAAGAGAAATTATGAGAACACTATCAGAACAGCAGCAGTTATTCCTACAAGTCTTATTTGAAGAGGCTAATGGGTCTATCACAGAGGCTAAGAAGTTGGCTGGCTATGCTGCTAGTACTTCTACTACCTCTATCGTTAAGTCATTGAAGGACGAGATAGCAGATCACACTCAGATGTACATTGCCCGTAACGCACCTCAGGCAGCTACAGCTATGGTGTCTGCCTTACGTGATCCTACACAGCTAGGAATCAAAGATAAGATGAATGCTGCTAAAGATATGATGGATAGAGCAGGATTTGCCAAGACTGAGAAGGTGGAAGTTAAAACAACAGGGGGTATCATGCTCCTACCACCCAAAGAGTCATAACCGAATTAGCAGGAACACTAAGCACTTACGCCTAGATATAACAACAATAATGAGTGGCTTATAGTGTTCCTGCTTCCCCCACAAAATAGTAGCTGACTAGCTACAGGAAGTAAATAACATGGAAGCAATAGCAATGCCCAGTGCAGGTGAGTATGAATTGCCTGACATTGATATGGATTCATACGAATGGGTTCCTATTCCTCGCATAGGTAGGACAGTTCCCTTTGGATACATGCTATGTGAAGATGATAACGACATACTTATCCCTATACCAGATGAACTAGACTTACTTGAACAAGCAAAGAAGCATCTAAGGTTATATTCCTATCGTGAAGTAGCTGCATGGTTAACTACACAGTCAGGACGTAGCATTTCTCACATGGGTCTAAAGAAGAGACAAGACAGTGACAGGAAGAACAAGACTAAAGCTAGAAGCGCAAACTACTGGGCCGAAAGGTACGCCAAAGCCAAAGCAATTGCGGAAAAGTACGAAGCGCACAGAAAAGGTGCAAGAAACTTTGCCGATAGAAGATTCACCTAGCCAGATAGTCTTGGCAGAACAGCTAGAAGAAGTAGATGTAGCTGAACAGAATATAATATTCTCACCTAACGTAGGGCCACAGACAGATTTCCTAGCTGCTGGTGAGAGAGAAGTACTGTATGGTGGCAGTGCTGGTGGTGGTAAGTCTTACGCAATGTTAGCTGACCCACTACGCTATATAACCCACCCTCAGTTCTCAGGATTAATACTACGTCATACTACAGAAGAACTACGTGAGTTGATCTGGAAGTCTCAGGAGATGTATCCTAAGATAATTCCAGGTATCAAGTGGTCAGAACGTAAGATGACTTGGACTGCTCCGTCTGGTGGCAGACTATGGTTCTCCTACCTTGATAAGGATGATGACGTATCTCGTTACCAAGGACTATCATTCTCTTGGGTTGGCTTTGACGAGTTAACTCAATGGGGTACATCCTATGCTTGGGATTACCTACGATCACGTTTAAGAAGTACAGCACCTGAACTACCCATATACATGAGAGCATCGACTAACCCAGGTGGTCGTGGTCATGCTTGGGTAAAGAAGATGTTCATTGATCCTGCACCTTACGGGGAGCCATTCGATGCTACTGATTCAGAGACTGGCAATCCAATGATCTACCCGAAGGGCCACTCCAAGGAAGGTGAGGCACTTTTCCGTAGGAAGTTTATTCCTGCGAAGCTATCTGATAACCCTTACTTGACTGAGACAGGTGACTATGAAGCAAACTTACTATCATTACCAGAGCAACAGCGTAGACAGTTGCTTGAAGGAGACTGGGATATTGCAGAAGGTTCAGCTTTCCCTGAGTTTAATAGGTCTATACACGTTGTGGAACCTTTTGAAATACCCAATAATTGGACTAAATTCCGTGCTGGAGACTATGGTTACGGGAGTTACTCCGCAATTGTTTGGTGCGCTGTTGCTCCAGATAACCAGTTAATAGTATACAGAGAGATGTATGTATCTAAAGTATTAGCAGAAGACTTAGCTGATATGATACTAGATGCAGAAAGTGAAGATGGTGGTATTCAGTATGGTGTCTTAGACTCCTCCTGCTGGCACAAAAGGGGTGATACTGGCCCTAGCATAGCAGAGCGTATGGTAGTCAAGGGATGCCGATGGAGGCCATCAGATAGGTCAAAGGGAACTAGAGTCTCTGGCAAGAACGAATTACACAGACGCTTACAGGTAGATGAATTTACGGGAGAACCTCGTATGGCTATATTCAATACTTGTAATCATCTTATATCTCAACTGCCTATCATACCATTAGATAAAAAGAATGCAGAAGATATAGATACGCATTACGCACACGATCACTTATACGATGCACTTAGGTATGGCATTATGTCCAGACCTAGATTTGGTGTATTTGATTATGATCCAGCAACAGCAAGACCTAACAGTCAGTACTTAGCAGACCCAGTGATGGGTTATTAATTTAACATTTTGTGAGTAAGAAATGGCAGAAGAACAATTACCAGAACTAAGCAGTGAGACTGTATCATTAGATGATGTATCTGAATCATCCGAAGAGAAGGTGTACGTAAGTCGCTTAGTCGATATAGTAAATGAACGATTCACAAAAGCAGAGACTGCTCGTAGGCAATACGAAGATCAGTGGCTACGTAACTACAAAAACTATCGTGGTGTGTATAGTGATGCAGTTAAGTTCACTGAAGCTGAGAAGTCTCGCGTATTCATTAAGGTTACTAAGACTAAGGTACTAGCTGCCTATGGTCAGATCACAGATGTATTATTCAGTGCAGGTCGCTTTCCCTTATCTGTAGATCCTACTGTGTTGCCTGAGGGCATTGCAGGTGATGTACATTATGATCCAGCAGCAGAGGGGAAAGAGGGAGATTCTCCTTATGGCTTTGCTGGTGATGGAAAGGAGCTACCAGCAGGTGCTACAGAAACTTCACTAAAGCTAGGGCCACTTGAGGATAAGTTAGAAGGCAAGGATGTTAAAGAAGGTATGGGTTCTTCTCCTACTTCAGTTAACTATAATCCTGCTATGCTTGCAGCTAAACGCATGGAGAAGAAGATCCATGACCAGCTAGATGAATCAGAAGCAACTAAGCAACTACGCTCTGCTGCATTTGAGATGCCACTGTTTGGTACAGGCATTATGAAAGGGCCAATGGCAGTAGACAAAGAATACCCTGATTGGGACGAAGATGGTAACTATATTCCTATTACCAAGACTGTACCTAAGGTGTCTTATGTTTCTGTGTGGGACTTTTATCCTGATCCTGATGCTGCACATATTAGTGACTGTCAGTACTCAGTACAACGTCACAAGATGAATCGTAGCCAACTACGCGATTTAAAGAAGCGTCCATTTTTCCGTAAGGATGTTATTGAATCTGTAGTAGATCATGGTGAAAACTACACTAAGAAATATTGGGAAGATGATCTAGTAGACTACCAGCTAGACTCAGGCGTAGAACGCTTTGAGGTACTAGAGTACTGGGGCGTTATGGATATGGATACTATAGAAGAGTATGAAATTGAAATACCAAAAGAGCTAGAGGATTCAGACGAGTTACAAGTTAACATCTGGATTTGTAATGATCGTGTTATACGCTCTGTGCTTAATCCATTCAAGCCTGTAC